AGGTCAATGTCCTCGCCCTCGTACTTGGCCTTGAGGATCTTGTCTATGGCGTTCTGTGTGCCCTTCTCCCTGATGTAGCCCTGGTAGAACTTGTACTGGGACACGTCATTGACGAACAGGTTCTCCAGGTAGTCCCTGCTCTGGTATCCGATCAGCCTCTGTGCCAACTGCTGTTGGGATTCGTCAAAGTTGTTGGTCTCGAGATTGTAGAAGTCATTGAATTGTGCTATCTTGTAGTCGAAGTTGGGTATCAGTTGTGGTGCGGGCTTCTCCGCTTTCAACTGCCAGTTTTCTGATTCAGACAACACGGGGAACTCGGCAGAATTATGGTTCTTGGTGCAGACATAGAATTTGCCCTGATATTCAATGGTGTCACCAATTTTGTAATCGGTGTTGGCCACCCAGTACGTGACATTTGCGGCGTCGAACACGAATCCCGGAGCGTAGTAGTCGCCGTTCCATCCCGCTGTCTTCCATCCAACAACCTTTAACCTCTGCTGTCTAAATCCCGTGAACGGATCGTATATGATGTCTGAGAACACAGTGCTGTTGTCGAACAATAGCATGTGTTCCTTCTGCACGGTGTTCAGTGCGATGTTGTACAGTCCCACATCGTCTGATTTGATGCCTATCTCGAATGTCTTGCCGATCCTCTTGGTTGAGATCTCCCTGACGTCTATCTTCCTACCCCCAGCGTCTAGCAGTGAGTAGTCACCGGCCAGATTGCGTAATCTTCCCACAATGCTGTTGTTGGTGTCCAGCTCAAAGCCGGCCGCGGCCGGAGATACAGTCACCGCAGATCCCGGAGCCCATTCCTGTGTGGTCCAGAACAGGAATTCTCGCACCGCGTTGGCCCAATTCAGGGTCTCTCTGAGTTCATTGGAGAACTTGTTGAATTTAAATCCTTGATCTTCCAGCCAGTGTCCATAACCGAACAGGAAGTCCGCCACGTCCTGGATGGTGTTGAACACGTAGCCATAGGGTATGGTCTGAACCGTTTCCTGGTACGCGTTGTATTGGTTAACGGTCTGTGACCCCTCCACGGACACTGCCTTGGCAGTCGTCGTCTTGACAGGATAGTTGAAAACGAAGTAAGGCTTGGTGGTGGAGTAACCCAACACCTTGTAACCACCCAGCAGTGTTGACCCATCCCGACTTACGTCTGTGTTCTTTTCAATCAACACTCCCGAATACTGGAAACTCTCCACGGGATTTGAAGTCCTGAACAGTATCTTGTAGTTTTCATCAGGTATGAATTTGCTTCCTGAGGTTGATCCAGGCGACACTGAATCCGTGAGCACCTTGATGTTGTCCTTGTCCGTGAAGCCACCCAGTTTGTATGCCAATTGCACCGTGAGATCCTTCATCTTGTCATAGTAAAATCTTTTAGGATCTAAATTGCGTGATATCAGATAGTTCACCACGAAAGGTTGGTATCCAGCCGTCTGATAGCGTGTGGTCACACCTGTGTCGTTGTTGGTCTCCGTCTCGAGGTGATACTTGGCGGAGGCCAGTGTCTTCCTGATTCCCGTGATGGTGTATATCTGATTGCCCGCCGTATTGGTCGAAAGCCTAGACGGATCGAACAGGTTGCTGAAGAACTTGGCAGGTTTGGTCAGTGCCAGTGCCTTCATCGCCGTGAACGGGTATGCGCTGGATCTTCTCCAGGCGGTCTCCGCTGGTGCTTGGTCTCCAAACTTCCATGACGCCTGCCTGCCTGGAATGTCGAAGTTGTCCACCAGTCCGGCCGCTATCGGATCTAGCAGGTTTCCTGATGTGTCAACCGGCAGGTATGTGGCTATCTGTGGCTTGCCGTATCTGCCCGGCTCTGTGGACACCCTGTTCCATAGCACATCATTGCCTGACGTGTAAGGTGCTGTGCCGTACGTGGCGTCCCAGTCCGTGGGCTTCTCTGAATAGCCCAACATCTCCCACGGCCTCACATGTGGCGCGTCGGTGTCGTAGAAGTATTTGTATATGCCCCTCCAGTGTCCCGGTAGGTTCTCTCCCGTGAGACGTGCTGTTGAATTGGCGTAGTTGTATGTGAACGGAGAGCCCTCCGTGAACGTGGTGTTGTTGATGTACTGAACATTGTTCCTGCCAGCCCATACATAGAAGTCAGGTGACATCACACTGTCTATCTCCGTCAGTGTGTATTCCGTTGAAGTGAACGCACTTGGAAGCACATCGTGTATGTCAAGCAGTGTGGCGTCATGTTCGGTCTTTAGATTGTTGTATATCCTCTTCTCCAGTTCCAGAATGAGATCATCTCGCTCGTCACCGTAGGACTTGATTATGGAACCGTCATGTCTCCTGATCACGACAGTGTCAGTGAGGTAAGTGTCATCCGTGAAAATCTCTGGTTTGTATTTTGGATACATGCCCAACTTGGTGGGCGTCACTGGCATGTAACTGCCCGTGGTGTCTGCGTAGTCTTTGATCACTATCTTGTCACCCTCCGCCAACGTCGCCAAAATGGTTATGCTGTCATCCGTGGTGCTGAACGTGTAGTCTGTGCCAACCAACAACTGGACGTCATTGAGATACACGTAAACCGCCCTGTTGCTCGGTGTTATGATGTCATGCTGTGAGTCTATGGCGTACTCCGTCTGTGATGCTCCCTGAACCGTGTAGGTCCTCGTGGAGACGTTCTCTCCCCAGCCCACCATGTCCTCATAGAAGAACGGGAAGGTGCTGTTCCTGCCTTGCGTGATTGCCACGATTATCTCGTCCACCCTGTCCGCGGCCACTCCTTCATAGGCAGTGCCCGTGGCGTGCGTCAGGAATGAGTTATACCATTTCTCGTACTCCTGGTTCACGTAGTCTATGGCGGTCATCACGTTGGAGTCTTGGTCTATGATGCCGAACACAGCCGGTAGCAATGGTCCTTCGTGCTGGTGTATGGTTCCACCCTTGAGCCTTGCCGCTGGATTGTCCCTGAGGTTGCTGACCCCTGGAATGGAACCGGTCAGATCAGAATTCTTGTCGAAGATGTCACTGACATGGTTCAACACCTGTCCATAGGTGAACGTGCCCAACTGTTGGTTGAGCGTGTTGGTCTCCAGGTTTTCTGGAACCTCGTAAATGCCCTTGTCTGCTACCTTGTCCGCCGCGCTGTAGCCCGCAATACGGATCTGATCGTTGACTGACAGTTCGTCCGTGAATCTGATGTAGGTGTTGGTCGTGCCATCCACCAGAGTGTAGTCTGTGCCCAGGGTCTTCCTGGAACCGTTCACTGACACCGACACCTCAAGGTCCGTCAGTGCGGCCGAGTTGGCGTAGAAGTCTATGGGGAACAGTCTCTTCTCCGTGTCGTCCACTATGAAGGTCCTGATCACCCTCTGACGGCTCTCGTTGGTCCTCTTGATCCAGGCGCTCTTGCTGTTGTGCGTGGTCCTGCCCGTGGTGTAGTGAAGGTGTCCCTCCGCCAGATTCTTGGTAACGGTGGTTGTGCCGTCCTTGTAGGTGAACGTGCCTGAAGTGTGATCCGACTCGAACACTATGTCACCCACGTTGTTGATGGTGTTGTACTTGACCTTTATGCCCAGCACGGTATCCGTCGGTGCCGTGTCTGATGTTGCGTACTTGAACACCGAGGCCCCGGCGAATGTGCTGTTTGGATACTTGGTGGCATCATCGAACGAGGTGTGCGTGTTGTCGAACATGCCGAACAATGGTTGTTGGTTGACTCCGGTCTTCTGTTGTGCCTCCGTCCATGCCGCCGTGTCGGCGTCATAGTAAAAAGTCTTGCCTTGGTTGACTGTACCGAATTCTATGAACACGCTGTCTAAGTTTGCCGGCGTGCCGTCTGACGATTCAGTTAATGCTATCTTCTGTGTGGAGTCACCCGCTGTCACGAAGTTAACATCGTATATCTTGTTCTTGACTATGGGATCTGTGTCTGCGGCGAATATCACCCGCATTCCATCCTGCAGTGCCAATCCGTCCACGATGTATCCGGTTGAATTGACGACCTCACTGAATGCATCAGTTGTGACTGTGTCATACAGTGTGACCGATCTCTTGGCCACCGTGCCATGGTTGTACAATGCTAAACCGGAATCGAACTCTATTATGGGCCTCTTGGCCCTGTCATCCTCGTTAAGGGTTGGAGTGAATCCACTGATCCTGGCTGTCTCTTCGATGACGGACCTGTGGAACCACCTGTTGTACCTGGACCATGCGTTCTGGTCCTGCGAATCCCTCTTGATGGTGATGTAGTCCTTTGATTCGGGTGTGTAGTAGGCCAGTGCGTAAGGTCTTGAATCATAGCCAACAGAATCATACAGTATTGTGGTCTCTGTGGCGTAACTGCCCGGTGTGATGAGATCGTCCACGTCCGTCAGTGTGATTGCATCTCCAACACCCTCTACATAGTATTCCTTGTTCTGATAAGCCGTTGGCACAAGGCTGTTGGTGAATTTTATCTTCATGCCGTTGCTGAGGTCCAGCGTCCGCAGGCTGTAGTTCTTGACCCCCACTATGTCATTCTCGACATCTATGGCTGTTGTGGCGTCTGCGTCCCGGATCTGCAGTATGCCGTACATGGCGTCATGATTGCCACACTGGTAGTATAATGTGTCTGGAGCGCCCGTGGTGGGCACGGTGAACGTGACCACTCCCTCGTCGGCACCATTGTTGGTCACTCCTGTTGAATATATCGTGGATGTGGAACCGTCCTCCGACACCTTGCTCTTGTAGGGTTCAGTCATGATCCAGAATGGGTGTCCCTGTGCGTCCACGTTGAATCTGTATGTGTTGCCCCTGTACAGCGTCAGGATGGGGTTGTTCTCGTTCTCCCTGTGCCTGAATTCATATGCCTGTTGACCCACGTTGGTCACAGTGTACTCCGCCACCGCGCTTGGTCCCACGGAATCGATCTCTATGGACCCTGGTCCGTCTGGCATCCAGTAGTACTCCCTGTAGTTGATCAACTTGTCGTAGTCTATGGCCGGGTTCCAACTGTACACCACTTCCTTGTTGAGCCTGTCGTGGTTGTTGACCTTGCCTCCCAAGTACCGGATCTGGTTGATGTAGTCGTCGTATGTGCCTGTGAATTTTACCTGGTCCTCTGGATTCACAGACGTGGTGTCCCTGTCGGTGTATGTTACAGCAGGCTCCAATTGATAGGCGAACCTGTCCCTGCTGGTGGCTGTGAGATACCTGTCATTGATTGATCTGGTGTAGGCATCCTGCCTTCCTATGAATCCGTCCAATCTCTCCAGTGATCCCTTCTGTACTAGTGGATCCAGTGTGCTGGCCAGGAAGCGCTGGTTGGTGTCAGTCCTGTAGAACGCTGGTAGGTGCTGTACGGTGCGTCTGTATTCGTTGTCGCCCTGCTTGACGACTTCGTTGTTGGTTAATGCGTTTGTGGGATTGTCCGCCATTAGTATCCTGCCCCACTACTGCCGGTCGTTGAACCGGAACCTGTTGTAGTGGAGCCTGATACCGCTGATCCTGTGGTGGTGTTGGTAGTGGCGGTTGATGTTGATGTGACCACAGTTCCTGATGCCACCAACTGGTTGGCTCCAAGCGCTGTTATGATTGACACATCATCAACGGTGGCCCCACTGATGAAAATCTCGTCTGCCGCTGAGTTGATCTGGAACAGAGACCCAAAACTCTGTCCTGACTGGTTGGGCACTATGACCGCGGTCAGTAGGTCAGGTGCCAGTTCATTGTGTATGTAGGCGGCCAGTTCCGTGAAGTAGAAACTGTCACCGAAGTCCCAGTTGTCAAGGGCGAAGAATTCATTGATTGCCTGTATCACCCTGGTCTTTATCACCGCATCGGTGACGTTGGTCTTTGTGTTCTTGACCACCTTGAACGTGGCCTGCAGTTCCTCGTCCGCGTTGCTACCGAACAGTATCTTGTACTTGACCGGGTGGTACACAATCTGATCTGAAAGCGATTTCAACGGATTCAATACCCCAGAATAGTTGATCCTCAATTGGTCTGATGTTGACGTCGCGGGTTTGCTTCCTCCATCCTGTAGCCAGATCCTGAACAGGTTGTCATAGGTCCTCTCCAGTAGATACACGTCAATGATGTTAGAAACACTGGGATCGATCCTGGTCTCCTGCCCAGCGTTGTGTTTATATTGGAAACTTATCGAACTCCTGCCCCTGCGGGCTTGATAATCCGTTGTCGTTGAGAGTGTATTGGTCGTGGCACTGTAGGATTTGATCACGTCCTCGTCGGCGGCGTAAAAGTAGAACAACTGTCCATCCGAGTATGTGGCGGTGTTTAGGTCGATGTCCGATTCGTTTTCTGTGACCACGAAGTTTGTGGCCGCGTAGGGCCTGTATCTCTCAATGTTGTCATAGGAAGTGTACTTCTCGAAGAACACGAACTTGGTGCTCTCAGACAGTGTGGGTTCAACCACTATGTCAAATATGTCAGGATTGTCCACAACACCGTCATCGTCGTCGTCAAAGAATCCCACCTTGACCTTCCTGTTGTCCTGGAAGCCATCCGCTTCCGTGACCGTGTCAACCACCTGCCACGTGATAGGGTATCCTATGCTGTTGCCTGTTGATAAAACGGAATTGGTTTTCAGTATTTTCACAGAGTCCTTCACAGTCTTGCCTGTGGTGTAGTCGTATATCTTGTCCTGGGCGTCGTAGTGGAACTTGTTCTGGGACTCAGATTCAAATATGTAATCCAGTTTCCTGTACGTGACCGTGTATGTGTTGCCATCATTGGTGAATTTGAACCACCAACTGGCGTCGAGATTCGTGCCCGTAGTGTCACCGGCGTTGCCAAGGCTGAACACACTGCTGGCACTGAGGTTGGTCGAAGTGATGACCTTCCAGGTCTCTGTGTCCACGTCGTATCTCAATGCGAACTCCTCGTAGGCCTCTACCCTGTCTATGATGTCCGCTTCCAGCGTGGCCGAAAATGATGTGGTGAAATTAGGTATCACGGCACTGAGCACTGCGCCGTTGGGTATGATGTCATTGAGCGTGACCGGTCCCACTCCAGATTCAAGGTTTCCAACACCGCTGTTGGCACCATCGCCAACCACCGCGCCTATCTTGGCCCAGGCCCTGTCTTCCGCGTTGTCCGTGCCCGCTGTGACCAGTGAGTTGTTCAGGAACTCCCTGCTGTCGGGTGAAGTGAATTTTATTAGTGCTCCGGGTTTAGCGAATTTCAAGTTAGATGTAGCGAAGTCACCTATGGACAGCGCACCCCCTGACGTGAAGTACCCGGTGTTGGTGTTTGTTGACGTTGTGGTTGAATTCCACGTGGCCGTCAACGTGCTGAGATCTTTGGTCCCGTACTTAAAGTAGTAGAACTGCCTGGCGGATGCCTCCTTCAACTTTGCCTCCACTGATGTGTCAATCGTGCTTTGGATGTTGCTCCTGTTGTTGAACGTGAACGTGAACTGCTGTGTGCTCTCCTCCCTGTACAGTATGCCGTCTTCAGCAAACACACTCACGTTAGAGTATGCTCCTGTTGGATCCAGTATCTCCTTCGCCCGGCTGATGCCTGACGCTGATCTGTTCACGGACCTGACTTTGACGATCTCCTGTGATGCTGAAAGTGGTACCACTTGGTAGTCCTCTGCTGTGATCATCCTGTTTTGTGAGTAGTAAACCTGTGCGGCCTTCTCCCTTATTGAATCATTGGATTCTGTTGCCGCGGCGTTGTACACGCTGGCCTTGAGGCTCATTGTGATGGTCAGGGTCTGTTGCGCACCGTTGGCGTCCGTGTATGGCACCGCCACCTGTATGTTCTGCATGTCCGCGGGCTGTATGGCGTACTTGGCGTTGTCACTGATCCTATGGTATGTCCTGAAAGAGCCCAGTGGTAGGTTTGTAAAGTTTCCGTCCCCGAACACCAAATCGATCGCATCGTTGTTCTTGGTGACCACGTTGTAGATGTTCCTCTCAGTGGCCGCCAGTGAGTTGTAGATAGCGTTGTTGCCCGTGAGTGAGGGCACCTTGGCCCACTTCTCGGCGATCTGACCAAACTGGTCTAATTTGTACAACCACACGTCGGTGTCATTAATGTTAGTGGCCGCTATGGATCTGACGTAGTTGGTCACTGCCGTGTCCACGGTGAAGTCAGCATACTGCAGAGTTCCTTGTTTGAAAAGTAAAAAGAATCCTGTGTTGTTCGAACTGTCTCCGGCACCATCTGTCCTGTAGGTGTAGGTCAGTCCTGTGCCCGGTATAGGATCTGACTCGTAGATTGAGTCTGAATTCTGTATTGTGCTTGGCACAATCTCGAACTGCCTGCTGACCCCTCCTACGGATTTCACGTACTTGAAAATAGGAAGGTCGGTCTGATTGGAACTGAGTGTGTACACCTCGGTGTCTATTCCTCCTATGGATCCTGACTCTCTGGGGTTTCCAAAAAGTTGTCCTGTCTGGTTTGCGGCGTTCAGTATCGCGGTGAACTGCTCTCTGTAATTAGAGTTTGCAGAATCGTTCCAGACTATGGTCTGAGTGGCCAGGTTTGTACCGGTTGAATCTAAGACGTCCTGTGTGGTGGATATGGAATCAATTTTTAAAAGTCCCGTGGCAGGTTTATTTCTCTTGGCGTTGTAGTTAATTAATCGCGCCAACCTAAGGACACTGTTTCTTCTTTCCGCGGTCTCTAGGAAGTTCTCCCTGGCGTTGAGGTCAACCCTGAAACTTAAGGCCTGTGCTATGTAGGCTATGAGATCTATGAGGGCGACGTATTCAGAACTCTCTACGAAATCATTGAAATCGTCTGGGTAGTTCTCCCTGAGGTAGGCCACCATGGTCCTCCTCAGCGTCTCGAAGTCGTATGATTTGAAATCCGCCTGTTGGAATGCCTGGTAGATCTTCCTCCAATCCTCCGCGACTAGTAATCTATTTTGTCTGTCTGTAGTGGCCATACTGTTTGTATGGATATTTATGTGATAGATTATGTACGTATATTAAGATAGACGAAGCAGTGAGTTCTCGTCGAAACTGAACCTCAGTTTTTCTGTGATGTTGAGGGGCACATAGGTTATTGTGGCCTGTATGGCTATGCCCTTGTCCGCTTCTGACACTGTTATGTCCTGTGTGCTGATCCTGGGATCCGCGTTGAGATTCTGTGTGACGTCCTCCACTATGGCGTCCTTTAGGGCTTCAGTGAATGGTTCGAAAAGAGCATCATATATGATAGTGCCGAACTCAGGGTTCTCCACCCTTTCTCCCTTGCGTACTGAAAGCCTGTTGATCAGGTCCTGCTTGGCGACCTCAAAGTCGTACAGTTTGAAATTCTGGCGGTCCGCCCTTGAACTGAAACCCTTGAAGGTCACAGTCTTGTTGCTTAGATTATTGTCTGATCCGTTGTCCCCGTACGCCATTAGTGTATCCTCCTGAACTCCACGTCGACCTTGCTGTAGTCAACCATGTAGAATCCCGTGTCGGTCATGGTCCTGGCCCATGGCACCTCCTGTGCCATAACACCCTGCCACGTGCCCGACGTGTGCTTGTATTTAAACTCGTAGATGTTGATTCCCATGGGAGACCTGCCAATCAATCTTATGTCTTCCTTCAGCCTCTCATCACTGAATCCAAACACACTTGCTATCGCGGACACGGCTCCCCCCACCGAACCACCCAGCGCCGCCGGTAATGATATGCTTCCGATCTTTAGTCCCAATGTGGATGCCGCGTTTAGTCCCCCCACACGTGCCAATTCTTGTGCTGTGCTCTTGCCAGCCAGTCCTGTGAAGAAAGATCTGGCCTGACCCGACACGGCGGAAATGGCCGTAGACTGTATCGATGATGTGACCCGTCCCGCCACCACGTTCTTGAACACATTGGTCGTGGCCTTGAGATCTCCCACCGACGCTATGTTTCCTATAGGTATGTTTCCTGTGATCCCAGATACATCTATCCCTCCCACTGATGTAAGGTCACCTGTCTTGAGTGTTGTCAGCGCCTTGTTGGCGACCGATTCCAAGGGAGTGCCACCACCAAGTGCGAACAGTTCTCCCGCCTGGTTTACGAACACGTTGTCCTTGAACAGCGCCGCCACATCTGATCCGGTCACGGTGTCGATGACCTGGTCAGCCAGTTTCTTGGTCTGGTTGTTGAGCACATCCGTCACAGAGTCCGCCACGTCGAATCCCTTGAACTTGTTGCTGATGCTGTTCGTGATGTCCCACTTCACTTTGCTTTCATTTATGCCGAACAATTCATCGAAATCCCTGCCTAAATCAGCCAGTATCTTTCTTGCCTTGGCCGGGTCCGTTGAAGTGCCTATCTGTTCCCTGACAACCCTCTCCGCTATCGCCTGGAACTGGCCGTTCCTTATGTTCTCGTTTAGATCCAGTAGGTTTTGGTATTCCATGTACTCCACCGTGCCTGGGGTGTTGGCCAACCTGAACCACGCCTTCTTGTTGTCCGCACCTCCCGTGGGCAGTGCGCCCTCCGAGGAGAATCCTCTGAACCTCGGCATAGGCTCGTGTGTGACAAACCTGTGCACCGTGGTGGAAGTCTGTTTGGTGAACGGTCTCAATGGTTTGGTGCCTTTGTTGGCCAATTCAACATCACCTTCCTGTCTTGGTGTTATTCCGCCGGCGTCCGTGTCCAACCACTTTGGCCCCCACGTGTCGCTGGCACCCGTTGAGTTGAAGTGCACCTGTGCGCCCGCTAGGTGTATCTGTCCCGCCGCACCATGCAACTGCTGTCCGTCTGTGTATGAAGTTAATCCGTCTCTGGCGTAATCCCTTATGCTTCCTTTCTGTGAGCTGTTGAGTATGCCCTTGTCTCCCAGGTTCAGCATGTACGTGCCCGCGCTCTGCACCATCTCGTTGCCGGAGCTCATCCTGACCTGTCCAGCGGCGTGCATGTTGATGTTGGCGTCCGAGTGCAGGTTGAAGTCACCTTCGGTCCTCATGTTGATGCCACCGATACCAGAGTAAACATCAATCCTGCCTTCGCTGGTCATCTCTATGTAGGCGTTGCCTGACGCATTGGCTATGTACACCACACCTTCCGTGTCGTGCATCAACAGTTGGTGACCCGATGCCGTCCTCAATCTTGTCAGTTGGTTTGTTCCGTCCGCGGCTCCATCATCCATGACGAAACTGTGTCCTGGTGATCTGTCCGGTCTTACCGGAGAATCATTTATTCCTATGTTTACAGTGCGAGAATCGGGTCTTATTCTGCCCGGTGTGTTCATTCCAAAAACCGTGCTGGGTGACTCCCTACGAGCACTGCTTGATGTGGTTCCTCTTACTATGTCTGATATCAATCCCTGTTTTAGTAACTGCTCCGCTGTGATGTCATTCACGGGATATTTCCATTGTGAAACGTTGCTTAAGGTCTCGCCATCGTCATATCGTCTCTGGTTCTTTTCTCCGGCCGGTAGTAAATCGGTGCCGTACTGTGTCTGCCCTGTGATTCCCCGTTCTCTGTTCGTTGATCCTGAATATTCTGTGTTGCTTGACGAACCATAACCAGGTACCTGTTGGTTGGTCAGTGGCTGTTGCACACAGCCTATCCAGAAAGCGGTGGACTCATTCTTGTCTCCTTCTGCGAATATCACCAGCACCTCGGTGTCTATGTCCGGCGGCACCGCCCACATGCCGTAACTGTGTTGCGTGGTCTGGTAACTGTAGGGGTCACTCTTGCTGATCGCGTTGGCGCTCTTGGCACCATAGAACGGCGACAGGTACTGACACCATATTATCTGCGTGGTGTCTGGTTTGGTCGTGCCCGTCAGTGCGGGAATGTTGACACCCAACCTTCCCATCTTGAGCGGATCGTTCACCACCTTAACAGTGGCGATATACGGACCAGGATCCTTGCTGTAGTACTTCTGGTTGAAGTACTTCTGGTTGTCCTGTGAATCTGTGAATCCCCGCTGATCGTTGTAAATCCTACTCATACTTTAATTTATCCTGTCTATGCAGAGTTGTTCCCTTGATCGGTTACGGCGTCAAACACGCCTCTTGGTGTATCGCCATTGCCTGCCAGAGGATTTGGTTGTGTCTGGGCATTCGACCTAGTGTCCACGTCCTTTGTGATCTCGCCCAGGTCCTTGGCCGCTGAATTGACCAGCACGGCCGGTGCCCCCACGCCCTGTTGGTTGTTCATCCTCACACAGGTCAGTGTCTGTAAGAACTGTCCGTTGTCAAACTTGCTGTCCACCTTGACCACCTGGTACGCACCACTGAAGAACAGGTTTTCGTCCCTGTACCTCTTCTTGCCCGAGAACATGGTTCCCTCTTTCTCGTCTAGGTCGTCCGGCAATCGGTACTTGACGAATATTATGGGCATGAACTGGTCAGCGTTGAAACTCTGAGTCTGCACGTCGAACACGCTGTCCTTCTCACCAACCCTGGTGTTCCTGTCCTGGTGTATCGGTGTGTAGATGTCCTGGCATATGTAGGCTGGATCCCCTAGTATGTCCAGTTCAATACGCAACATATCTGCTTCTGGATTGGTCAGATAGTCATAGAACTCCTGTGCCTTGACGCTCTCGCCCGCCGTGGTGTTGACCGTGCTCCTGCCCTTGGTGTTTGATGGGTACTGCCTCAACGGTAGAGTGGGTTCTGGGTCAGTTTCCCTGCCGAACACTTTGTTGAATGTGTCTTCTATGAACTGGAACTTACCACTCTGGGATCGTGTTTCGTCATCACCCCTGACATTCCGCATGTAGTAGGCGGTCTTGTAGTTGATCCTCAGACCCTGCACGTCTGTGTTCTCGCCGGTGTATATGTAGTTGTACTCCTTGCGTACCTGACGGCTCCAGTCCACGTTGCCCAGGCTGAGTCCAGGTCCTATCAGTTTGAGCACGTGTATCTTGTAGGGTATGGCCTGGAAGATTATCCTTTTCCTGTGCATCTTAGTCACGGGATCCAATGGCTCGTTGGTGAACGTCTCCACCGTTGTCTTTATCTTGAACCAGTTCACGTAGGGTTTCCGTAGAATTATGTCCTGTATCTGCTGACTTTGTATGATCTCGTCCAGCTCTTCCTTGGTCTTGGCGTCAACGTCCGCTGAACGCAGGTAAGCGGTCCAGAAGCTCTCCGCCAATGACTGGTATCCGAAACTGTTCCTGATCGCGTCCTCGAAGAATTTAGTCAGTGCTGTGTTGCTGTCGGCGTCCGCCTCTGATCCCTTGGCTATGGGATCAGCTGGTGCTTCCAGTGTCTCCACCTTGTTGAAAAATTCATCTGTGGCGGCTGTGTGGTGCTGACTCTTCCTTTCGTTCTTGTAGGGCAATCCGTTGACGATCACATCTCGATCTATCTCGAACTTGTATTCATCAATGACAACCCTCTTCTTCTCATCGATCTCGTCCTGCATCTGCTTCAACAGTGCTTTCTCCACCTGCCTGGCCCATTCCACCGCGTTGTCACTCTTGGCGGGAATTTTGGTCCTGGGGAACTTGAACCTATCGTCGAACGCCAGGTCCGTGTATGGCACCGCCGTCACTGTGTACTTGGCACCACCCTCGTTGACGTCGAAGTCCACACGCACTATCAATATGGGTATCTTCCTGGTCAGCCCTCCCTGTTTGGTGTTGAAGGCCAACGGCCTGCCACGTTCGTCGTAGCCCTTGAATTCTATGGTCAGCAACAACGGTGCGTCCTGGTAATCCCTGAACCCGTTGAGAGCGGTCGCGGCTCTCACCTTCTCTATGAACGTGATGCCATAGGGCTCGTGCAGTTCGAACTCCATCTTGGTGAAGTTGGCCAGGTTACGTTCGGTGTTTGGTCCCACTGTTGAAAGTATGTTGACGTTCTCGAAGAATATGTCGTGCCCCCTGGTCAGTATGTCGATGCTGTCGCTGTACTGTGAACTGAAATTCTTGTAGGCGTCCCTGACAATCTTGTCCTCGGATCCCAGGCCCGCCGTGCTGGCGAAAGGATCCCTGCTGATGTTGGGATTTCCTATCCCACCAGATCTGGCAATGATGTCATGCACAGGATTCTTGAGGAAATCGTGTGTCCTGATCTCATTCTCCGTCAGTCCCGAAAGTGTGAACAGCGTGTTGTATGTGGCCGCACTGTGCAGAGGATTTAGTTGTAACAGTGGTTTGGTTGTGTTGCTGGTCCTGTTTGTGGTGTAATTCTCTCCGGACACCTTATACTCCTAGGTCGCTTGAAACGTTGGCCGGCTTGGGCAACTGTATCGTTACTCCTGGGCGGAAATCGTATATGGGATCCTCAATCTGGTCTGGGTTACGCTGTGCGAACACCCACCATAGCCTCGGTGTGCCGTACAAGTCATAGGCCAACAGGTCCGGCCTGTAGGCGTAGGTGCGTTCGATGGTGTATGATTGATCATCGTCCTCCGCGGTGATCGGTCTGGGAACGAATGTTTCCAAGTTGATCTGGTTCTGTGGTGTCTTGAAGTAGGGCGATGTCGCTGAATACTTGGCCATTAAATGAATCCTATCTCGTCAGTTCCCTTGCCGTTGAGTTTGCCACGGGCGAAATCCGCCAGCGAGAAGTTCTTGACGGACTCCCTCGAGTACACCGGTGTCACTAGCACCGATATGTTTGACAGCGTGGGGGCCCAGGTCTGGTCCAGTGTGTTCGGATTGACCTGCCCTTGTCTCTGTAGTTCACGCGCGGTCTGCCTGCCGGTGCTCTGGTATACGTTGTCTTGCCTGGTGGATATGTAGTCTATGCCGGGCCTCAGTTCCACGTTGAATGTGTTTATGATCACAGGCACCTTCTGGAACATGTGGTCTCCATAGCCCGAAAGATGCAGTATCGGTGGTGGATTGCCCTTGAGAGGTTGTTCCTTGCCGAAGAACATCTTTGTCACTGTCCTTAGGAAATTCACTGTCGCTACCCAGTGGGCCGCATCCTGTTGGTTCTGAACAGGAAACTCACCTATGATGTTCATGCTGTCCACCTGTGAGTTCTGATATGCCTGGAACGGGTAGTTGCTGTGTGTCTGTGACAGCGGATTGTAGTTGGCCGAGTGCTGTATGACAACCGCCGGAGTCAGTGGCCAGAATATGCCTCGCGCATCTATGAGGGGTGCCAGCAGTTCGTTGTCCGACATCAGGGCCTCGTACAGTGCGTCAGCGCCTGTTGGTATCTGCAACCTCACGCGCCAGTCACGCTTGTCACTCCTGCCTGACCACTTGGCCGTGGCGTTGACTATCCTGCTGTCCGTTGATATGCCCGCACCCGTGAGCCTGCCCAGGGTACGATTGAATATGCCCTGGCCCACGTCCTTGAGTACGTTACCAAATGTTCGTTCAGCCATGTGTTATAGGTTGCTTTCCATAGTAAAATTCTGTATACTTAGACTATATTTATAGGCACAATTTTAG